TAATTTAAATGGGTTATCTAGTAGTTATAATTATTTGCTTTCTGTTCTTAGATTTCTAGCAAACAGAGGTAAAGATATAGATAAGTTAAATCTTGATGATTATACTATTTATATGAATATGATTCAAGATAAATCTTCATCATATAAAATAACTACATATTCAGCATTGAAGAAATTTTCTGAGTATTTATACGCAACTAAAAGAAATGAATTAAATCCAATGCAGTATATATCTAGACCGAAGAAAAAAGAAAGCATTGAGACAAAAGAGAAAAGAGACAAAGGATATCTTACAAAGAATGAAATAAAGAAATATATAAATACTGTAAATAGTGGAAGTGGATCTAGTAGAGCAAAGGCCAGACAAGAACAATGGAAAGAAAGAGATTTGGCTATAATTACATTATTATTGGACACTGGATTGCGTTGTTCTGGATTATATAAATTAGATTTATCAAGTATTGATTTGGAAAATCATATTCTTACTACAGTTGAGAAGGGCGGAAAAATTAAGAAAGAAAAAATTTCTGAAAATGTAATAAATGTTTTATTTGATTGGATAATCAAAAGAGAAATAATTTTAGATGGGAAAGAAGAAGATGCATTATTCATTTCAAATAGAAAAGAAAGACTTACTCAGAAAGGGATTTCAGATGTTGTTAAAAAATACGCAAAACAATTTGATAATAAAAATATTACGCCACATAAGTTAAGAGCAACTTATGCAACATCTTTATATAACGCAAGTAAAGATATTAAGTTTGTAAAAAGAAAAATGGGACATTCAAATATCTCAACCACTGAATTATATATTCGTGGTCAAGAAGAAGAATATGATCCAAGTGCAGAAATTATGGGAAATATTATACCAGTTTAAAAAAGGAGACTAATTATGAATAAGGTAAGAAGAAAGAAAATTAAGGATGCAATATCAAAAATCGAAGAACAATTGATATTGCTTGATTTATGTTTATGTGAAGAAGAGTGTGCATTTGATTCGTTGTCCGAGGGGTTACAACAAACAGGTCGTGGCGAAGAGATGGAAGAGTGTATCGACTTGTTAAATGATAATATTGATAAAATCAGAGATTCATTGGATGAGTTAAAAGAAATATAAATGAATTGACAAGGAATTGATTATAATATAAAATTGCAATTAACAAACAAAGGAGAATAAAAATGACAGTAAGTGAATTAAAAGAATATCTTGATAACTTTGATGACAGAGCAGATGTTTTTTACTTTGATAGTGAATCTGGAGAAGATAGACCATTAAAAACAGATTGGTTGACAATAGAAGATTCTTTTGAAGATAAATGATAAATATATAATAGAAAACAGAAATAAGAAGGTAAGAAAATTATGAAGAAGTTAATAAGTTTATTGATGGTGATTATGTTATCTGTTTGTTTTTTATGTGGATGTAACAACACAACAAACAAAGAAAAAGAAGAAGCTCGTGAAATTAGATGGCGCAACCTATCATCACAAATGATTTGGTTAGAAAAATTCGATGATAATAGTGGTTTATGCTACGATAAAGATACCAAAATTATTTATATGTATAGTAGCAATCAAACATATAGTTATCCAAACATAGTTTCATATTCACCATACTATGTAATGGACGTAAATAATAATCCAACAATTGCTATTTATAATGATAATAAATAGATGACAAGTTGTTTATAGGAGTAAAGATATGACAAGAGAAGAACTCAAAGAGTATTCCGAAAAGCAAATGAGGATAAGCAAGATATTGGCTAGAGGCAAAGAGCCTAGTGACATAATATATAAAGAACACAAGATGATATTAGAGTTATTAGAGCGAGAGTCAAAGACTGAGCAATTTGCGAAATGGGTAGCAACAGAAATTTTTGACGATATGTGGGAATACAACAAAGATGCTTTTGCTGAGATTGCTTGCCGTAAGTTATCAAAGTTAGGAATTGTCAGAGCAAACGGTGATGAATGAGAATTGGTTGAGACACAGAAAAGTGAGGTAGAAAGATGACATTAGATGAAGTAATCGCATATTTTCGCTATCGCAAGGTAGTTTGCGAGGATCAGTTAAAGAATTGCCCTAAAAATTCAATTGCATCTAAAGAGAAAGAGATGTATGATATAGTTATCAAAGCCATAGAGCGACAAGATAAAATATTACAGATTCTTGATGATTGCGAACTAGAAGCATGGGAAATCTTGGAAATGATTAAAGAGGTGATGAGAGTATGACAAATGAAGAAGCAACAAATGTGCTAGGTGATGTAAGAGCATATTTATCAAGCCGAGCAAGTTTGGAGAATGAAATACTTGCAGGACATACCTTTATTGATATATGTAATGCAATTAAAGCATTAGAACAACAACCTTGTGAGGATTGTGTGAGCAGACAGACAATAGACCAAAATATCTATGACTATGCAGAATCAAATGGATTAAGTTATGCAAATATGAAAAATTATATTTTTGATACTCCATCCGTAACACCTACACAAAGATGGATTCCTTGTAGTGAGAGATTGCCCCAGTTAAAAGAACAAGTGCTGTTCTGCGAAAAGGACAAAGTGCTTATAGGATATATGGTGTTTGAGTATGATGGGGATTTTGTTTTTACTACACCATATTGTAAGTATTATTATGTTACAGCTTGGATGCCATTTCCAGAACCATACAGGGCAGAAATGGAGAGTGAAGAATGATAGCAATTAAAGGAATGGAAGAATTACCAAAAAATTGTGCAGAATGTAGTTTAGTTACTGATGATATGTTCGGTGATGCGACTTGTGTTTTGCTTTGTGATGAATGGAAAGATAACAAAAATCATAGAGCAGAAAATTGTCCATTGGTTGAAATCATTACTTGTAAGGATTGTAAGCACAAAGTTTTCTTGGCTAGTGACAATGAGGGGAATGTTAAGTATATGTGCGACAAACATTGCAAGAATATAACAAACGAAGATTATTTTTGTGCAGATGGAGAAAGGAGAGAGTAAATGGCAGAGTATATTACAAAAGAACAAGCCTATAATTCTGTTGATGAACGAATAGACGAATTAAGAGCCGACAAAGAATTTAATATAGTTAAGGAAATCTGTATTAGTGGAGTAAAAAAGCATATACAAGCTATACCTACTGCTGACGTGGTAGAGCAGGAAAAGATTGATGAAGCACTTGATGAAACATACAAAATACGCAATGAAATATTACAAGCAAATGGATGTTATGAGCCTAACGATGTAATTGATATTATAGACCAAATAACAAAATTGTTTGAAGAATTATAGGAGAGAGTAAATGAAGGAATACATTGAAAAATCAAAAGTAGAAGGGATGCTTTGGACAGTAATAATGTCTAAAGACGAACGCACAATAGAAGAAATACTAGAATATGCACCAACAATACAAGCGATTCCTATTCCCGACAATGCAACAAACGGAGATATGATAAAGGCATTGTTTCCAAACGCAAAAACTTGGGAAGTTACACGAGATGATTTTCAGTGTACTTACATTTCATCCAAAGATATATGTGGAATTGTCGCACTTCCTTTAAGTTGGTGGAACGCACCATATAAGAAAGAGGTGGAAGAATGAGAAAGTTAAAAGCAAGAGATATAGCAGAGATTATTGGAATAGCATTAGTATTTATTATTAGTATGAGATTAGGTTATCTATCTGGCGAGGTTCTGAATACTGATTTTGATGCAGAAGCAATAGCAAAAGCACATATTGAACAATTAAATGAGGGTTATAATTATTGTCCTTATTGTGGAGAGGAATTAAAGAAAGAGGTAAAATAATGAATAACATATTAATAATTATAGGTCTATTATTACTATTTAGTCCAGTTATACTGTCTATTGTAGCTATGGTATCGTGGGTGATATATATGGTCATTAGAGATTTAATCATGAATGGAGATTGGGAAGATATATTTGGTTTAACACTTGTTGCGGTGGTGATTGCAGGAGTTATATGTTTGGCATTAGGAATGAGAGGTTAGAAAGTGAGGAATAAAAATGGAGATTAAGAAATGTCCTTTTTGTGGTAAAGAACCAGAGTTTCATATTAGCTATGGTTCTTTTGGATATAACCCAAATGTGTACTATCTTAAATGTGAATGCGGAGCAAGAATGACCTTGACTGATAATTTTAGCAAGTTGGATAAAGAGTGTAAAGATATACTGATCAAAAAATGGAATAGCAGAAAGTGAGAAATAAGGAATGGAAAGAGAAGATAAATATCTACTAGGCTGTCTATTCGCAATCAATCGACTGCGAGAAAAAGGCAGCACTGAGTTCGCAACAAAGGTTGATGGGGAATGGGAAACAATACCCTGGAAAGAAATTTGCGAGTGGATTGAAAAGCAGTATGCGATAGAAAGCGAGGAAAAGTAAATGGATAAAGAAACATATGTAATAGGTGGAATGGAATATAATTGGCAGAGAGCCATTAAAATGACAGAAGAACAAGCAAAGGCTATTGAATGGTTTATTAACGAGACTGATGTTAATTATTACATCCAGAAAGCAGATGAAGTAAAGGAGGAAATTGAATAATGGTTTTATTATTATTAGCGATATTTATTGTTTTATCAATAATCACATACAAGACATTTGGAAATAATTGGGATATGGACTGGATTCCAGCAACTTTTATAGTGGGAACTATGATATTCTTTGTTGCTGCAATTATATTAGGGATTTGTGTGTCTACTGGCTCAACTATTCAATCTAGAATAGATATGTATGCTGAAGAAAACACACATATTGAGAACGACATAGCAGTTATGGTGGAGCAATATATGAATTATGAGGGGCAAGTTATGGATAAAGCTTCTGGAGAGAGTGCTCTTACTCTCGTAAACTTATATCCCGACTTGAAGACATCCGAGCTAGTTAACCAGCAAATACAAATCCACACAGACAACAACACAAAGATTAAGGAGCTTCGAGAGGAGCAGATAAATCTAAATGTTATGAAATGGTGGTTATATTTTGGAGGTAAGTAATTATGAAAAATAATCTTCATAAAAAAAGAGTGTTTCAAGACAATTTTATTAAGCATTGGTGTTGTTCAGCTATCAACCATCCAGAGGGATGGCACTGGTGGAAAAAGAAGAATAGAAAAATAAACAGATTAAAATTGAAGCGAGAATTAGAAAAAGAAGAAAAAGAATAAAAATAAAATTAAAAGTGTTGACAAATGTTTTTAGTATGTTATAATAGCATTGTGGTTAGGGAATGAAAGTACAATTTCATTGGCAAAACCTCGCCTCAAAAACTACATTTATAGGTTGTCTTTTGTAAGATAACCTAGCATTGGGGTATATCCAAGTGGTTAAGGAGAGCGCCTTTGAAGCGTTAATGCGTTGGTTCGAATCCAACTACCCCAGTTTATTATCTAATATTTGATATTGATACTTTTGTTCATAACAAATGAATGTATAGTTAAATAATTATACATTCAACCTCCTGAATCTGTAGCTCAGTTGGAAGAGCACCTGACTTTTAATCAGGGTGTCGTGGGTTCAAGTCCCATCAGATTCATTTTTGGCTCCGTGGTCAAGCGGTTAAGACATCGCCCTTTCACGGTGGTAACATGGGTTCGATTCCCATCCGAGTCATTTAAAAAATGTGTAACATTATAAAGCGATAAATATGAAAGGATTTTAAAATGAAGTAAATGTATTGTAGAAAATGTAGTAAAAGATTCGATGAAGATTTAAATGCTTACTGGGACGAGGCTAGTTCATTTGGGTCGGTTAAATTAAATAAGTGTCCTAATTGTGGTAATGTAAATATTGTTAAATATATTTATGATCGCAGTTTTAAAGAAGAATTTAAATATGAAAATAAAAGTTCTTCTGATAAAAACATAGACAAATATTTTAGAAAATTTATTAAAGAAAAGGAGTAAAAAAAATGGCAAAGAAGAATGCTGAAAAGACTGCTTTGAATAAAGAAAATTGGCAGTCAAGTTTTAATTTGGTTGGTGAGGCAAGAGTAAATGATAATACTTTTCAGCTAGACCAGCAGAGTCAGAAGTCAGATTGGGTATACAATAGATTTAATATTGGACTTGATTGTGGCGAAGAGTCAGGTGTTGTATATGCTCAGGCTATGGGCGGTTATGGTGCTAATCGTGATAATGTAATTTATGTTCACGGAAAAGACGAGAATGATAAGGATGATTGGCAGAATCAGTATACTATTGATTGGGAAGATAGAAATGACGAGAGTATTCTTTCTGATATTGGAGATGCTTGTTTCTATACTGCTGCTATTGAAACTGACACAAAGGGCAAGTTAGTTTATATGAGATTTCTTAGTCAGTATGATATGATTCAGTATCTGTCAGAGCATCTTGAAGATGGTATGGTTTTAAGTATTAGTGGTAATCTTTCATATCAGGAATATGAAGGAAGCGTAAATGTACAGAAAGATATTAGAAGAGTTACATTGATTTCTGATCCTAAGCCTGAAAATTACCATGCTACATTCACACAGTCTGTTCTTATTGACCAGGATTCAAAGGGCGATGTAGATAAAGAGAAGGGAACTATTTATATTGATGCTTATGTTCTTGAATATTTCAAGGAATATAATGGCGTAAGTCTTGCGAATGGTAAGGCAAAGGGTGGTCTTGTACCTTTGAAGAAGACTTTTGAGTATAAGATCAACCTTGAGAATAAGGAACTTACACAGAAGGCAATTAAGAAGTTGTTTGTTCCAAAGGCCGGAACTGTTAGTCAGATTACATTTAATGGTGAATTTGTTGAGTCTGGAGCAACTGTACAGGCCACAGTAGATGATTTGCCAGATGAAATCAAGGACTTAATTGCTCTTGGAATTTATAGTGAAGAAGAAGCATTGGCTCAGTGTGCTACTAATGGAAATCGTGAAAGACGTATGGTATTTACTGCTCCATTTATTAAGAAGGTTACTGATAATGATGGTAATGTAACACCAGTAGTTCAGATTTTTGATGCGAAGTATACCGATGATGACCTCTTGTTGGATTGCATTGTAAATCCTCAGACAGAGTTTGAAGATGCTGACGAAGATGAAATTCCTGAAGATTTTAAGGACGATGTAGAAGATACCGATGATGATAGTGATTCATCATGGTTGGATGAATTGTAAAATTCTTTGTCATGCGTTTCCTCCGCATGTTAATATATATAGATGTGGTGGGTAGTATGAAGACTACCCACCGAGATAAATGATTTAAAAGGAGATAAAAATAAAATGGCTTTTGGAAAGAAAAATGTAGTTCAGGTAGACCCACTTCGATACTCTATCACTTTACTAGGTGAAAGTAAGTGTGGTAAAACTACTTTGATTTATGAATATTGTAAACGTTTGGCTGGTGATGACGGTTATTTGTTTATTGAAACTGGTGCTGAACGAGGTGCAGATGCAATTAGTGGAATTAATTATATCAATGCTCCTGCTTGGAATATGGATTATGATGAATATACAAACTCTGCTGGGTTTGCTGATATTTGTGAGGATATTATTGAAAACAAATCTACAGACTATAAAGATTTAAGAGTTGTAGTAGTAGATACATACGATCAGTTAATTGATATTGCAGAAGATGAGTCTATTCGTCTTTGGAACAAGGAACTTAGAGAGCAAGGAAAGCCTGCTTGTAAATCAATTAATAGTGCATGGTCTGGCTTTGGAAGAGGCGAGAAGAAGGCAATGGAATTAATGTTTGACCTTCGTAATAGACTCCTTCAGGTTGGAGTACAGACAATTTATATCTCTCATGTTAAGAAGAAGGATGTGACAGATGTTGTATCTGGAGAGACATATCAGACACTTACATCAGATCAGCAGCAGAATTATTTTAATGCGTTGAAGAAAGATATGCACTTCTTGGCACTTGCTTATATTGATAGAGAGATTATAAAGGAAAATTCTGGAAAGAAGAATAGCAAAGGACAAGAAATTAAGGTTGGTCGTGTAACTGGTGAGTCAAGACGAATTAAGTTCCGTGATGACAATTATGCAGTTGATAGTGGTTCACGATTTGCGGATATTGAAGCAGATATTCCTATGAATGTAGATGCTTTTATTGAAGCAATTACAGATGCTATTAAGGCAGAAGCCGAAAAGGGCGAAAAGTCTGTAGAAGATTTAAAAAAGGAGCAGGATAAGGCTGCTAAGAAACACGAGAAGGAAATTGCTGAAACAATTGCTTCTAATAAGGTTAAGAAAGAACTTGAAACAATAATTTCATCAATCATTGATGCTTGCAAGGCAGATAAGGATCTTGCAAAGAATGTAGTAAAAGAATGTAAGGAATTAGGATATTCAAATCCTAAAGAAGTAGACGAATTGGAAGTTGCCAAGAAGTTATTGGCAATGTGTGAATAAGTTTCATAACTTGTTTGTACAATTTGAACAAACAAGTTGAACATATATTATGTTCATAGTAACTCCTTTCTTATATAAGACCAAGCGAATTTTATTTTTGCTTGGTCTTAATATTCTAAAGGATGGTATAAAATTAATATAGGTAAATATAATGGGAAAACTAACAGAAGAAGAAAAAAGACAGTGGAAAGAACTGTTTACATACATTGAAAAAGAAATATTAGATTACGATGAGAATCAGAAGTTACAAAAAAATGCAGTTCTTCGTTTGAAAGGTTTAGCAACTGGGAAAGTAATTGCCAACAATAAAATAGAAGATAATGGTAATTATAGCCCAAATATTTTAAAAGTTGCTTTTATGATAAATAAGAATAAAATAAAAGATGCTATTAGACATAAAGATTTTGATTCGGAAGATAGCAAATTAGCATATATTTGTGCAATTGTTAGAGGTTCTTTAAATAGTGTGTATGAACACATACAAGAGGCAGAGAGAATCAAAAAGAAGGCAGAATGTGTTGATACTAGCATTATGGATTATATAGGCAAAGAATATAGGGAACAAACTGTATCTGAATCAACTCAAAAGTCCCCTAAAAAATTCGAGGAATTGTGGTAATGACTAAAAATAATAAAACAAAAAAGACAGAAGTACAATTAACTCCATATCAGAAGGCTCAATTAGAAGCAAGTAAAAAAATTATTGAGTATAAAAAGACTGCTGAAGCAGCAGTTACTTCTCTTATTTATAAAAATTCTGATAAATTAACTGAATGTGATTTAACATTAGATGATTTTAGTAATAATATATTTAAAGTTTATTTTGCAGTTGCTACTGAATTAGTAAAAGAAAAAATGGACTTAACAGATGTAAATTGCGGAGTCTATCTGTCTAAACATAAACGATTAGAGAGCAAGTGGAATGAGTATGGTGGTTTTCAAACCATGCTTGATGCAGGAGAATACCTAAAAGAATCTTCATTTAATGGATATGTAGACGAAGTAAAGAAATGGAATGCAGTTTTACAATTACTAAAATATGGTTTTCCAGTTTCGGAGAGATTATCAGAGTATGCAGACATGTCTGCTGAACAGATTTATGAAGAAACAGAGGGATTGCTAAACCATATTTTCTCTAATGTTGATACAAAAATTAAATCATATGATGCATTGACTGATTTGCATAGTTTGGTTGATAAATTAAATGCTGGCGAGGAAGTTGGAATGCCTATAACTGCTGAACTTCTTAATCAAGAAATTGGTGGTTTAAGATTAGGAAATATTTATTCTTTAACTGCTGCGTCTGGTGCTGGTAAGAGTACAATTCTTATAAATTATATTCTTCCACAGTGCATTAAATATAATAGAAAATGTGTTATATTTATAAACGAAGAAGATATCGCCAAAGTACGTAAAGAGTTGCTTGTTTGGTGTGCTACAAATATATTAAAAAAGCCTATTAAAAAGGTTCAGCTTAGAGATGGAAACTTTGATAAAGAAACATTAGAAACATTACATGAAGCAGCAAATTGGTTAGAAGAAAAAAATAATGATCACACAATTACTGTTATACCATTAGAGCATTATAATGCAAATACAGTAATAAAGTTGATTAAAAAATATAAACGTTTATTTGGAGTTGACTTATTTATTCTTGATACATTTAAAGAATCTTCAAATTCAAATAAAGAGGCTTGGAAGTCTATGTTGGATGATTCTGTAGCATTGTACGATTGTATTAAACCAGCATCTCTTAATGTTACGTTAGTAATGAGTATACAGATTGCGAAAACCGCAATGAGAACACGACATTTGAGCAATATGGATATTGGTCAAAGTAAATCTGTAGTTGATGTATTTAGTGTATCAATACTTTGTAGAAGAGTTGAGCCAGATGAATATTCTGGAGAAAAGCACGAACTTAAATGTTGGAAGAAACATAATAAAAGTAAAATACCAGTGAAATTAGATCCTGAAAAATATTATTTATTATTCTTTATTGGCAAGAATAGATTTGGTATCACAGATCAATATTGTATTGTTAGCGAAGTTGATTTATCTGATAATACTTTTAAAGATATAGGGTATACAGTTGTTCCAAATGATGCGTGGTAAAATTTCAAAGAGAGGATTGACAGTCCTCTCTTTTTATGTTTTAATTACTTTGCAAATAAAAGACAGATTTTATTAGAAAGGAATAACTATGGCTAAAAGATATATAGATTTTGATTTGATTAAAAAATATCCGAATAAATATAATCTTACACCGAAAAATATCAAAAAATTAAAAGTATTAGATTGGGAAAAATTAAGAGATAGAACTTGGTTTAATAAAGCTATGAACAAGCCTTGTTGGTGTCATACGGAACATTCTTGTACTATGATGTATCTTGATTATGAAGACGAATTTTGGATTGGTTTTTATGAAAATGGTAAAATAGGTCTTAATTTTAGTTGCCACGAAGGAATGTGTAGTTACAAGTTTAATAAATTTTATGATTCAAAAGAGATTGAAAACAAAGACGATTTAGATATTCAGATTAAGTGTATTAAATATCTAAATGATTTAATTGATGATGGTATTATCTCAAGACCAGGGAAGGAGTAAATAATGGCAAAAGATTGGACTGGAAGTTCAGTATCTCCAATGAAAATGCTTGGTGCTTCTAATCATTGTGCGGAAGATAGAGCAGAGAATGATTACTATGCTACTGATCCAGAAGCTATTCGGACATGGCTAAATGAAAGAAAACCAAAATTATCTAAAACAATTTTAGAACCTTGTGCTGGTGAAGGACATATAGCCGAAGTATTAAAAGAATATGGATATAAAGTCATTTCTTGCGATTTAGTCCAAAGAGATTATCCGTTGGATAAAGTATGGGATTTTTTAGAATTGCCAGAGAATGAACAGAATTCTTATACTATTGTTACAAATCCTCCGTTTAAGTATTCGCTAGAATTTGTTGAGAAAGCAATTAAGATTTCTAAACCAGGAATTGACATATGGATGTTTTTAAAGTTGCAGTTTCTTGAAACAAAAGCAAGACGAGAAAAAATATTTAATAATAATTGGCTTAGAGAAGTAGATGTGTATACAAGTCGAGTTAGATGTTCTAAAAATGGAGATTTTGAAAAAGACAAAGGCTCTGCTGTATGCTATTGTATGTTCAGATTTAATAACGGAGAGACTGGTGAACCAATTATTAAATGGATAAATTAGGTAGGATAGAATTAAAATGATTGAAAAGTTTTTGAATAAAGATTGTATGGAAGTAATGTCAAAGATGCCAGACAAAAGCATTAATCTTTCGTTAACAGATATTCCATACAATGCTGTTAATAGAGATAGTAATGGATTGCGAAATCTAGATAAAGATGTTGCAGATGTAATGACATTTGAGTTGTTAGAATTTTTAGAACAACTATATAGGATAACGAGTAGCACAATAATAATTTTTTGCGGTAAAGAACAATTTTCTTTAATATTTGATTGGTTTAATAATAAACAAAAAAAGCATGAAGGTACTGCAAGACAATTAATTTGGCGAAAAACAAATCCATCTCCGATGAACGGACAAAGCATTTATCTTTCAGGTATTGAGAATGCAGTTTGGTTTAAGAAACGTGGTGGTACATTTAATGCTCACTGTAAAAATACTGTATTTGATTATCCTTGTGGAAGAAATAAAATACATAATACAGAAAAGAATCATGAATTATTAAAAGAACTTATTTTAGACAATTCTAATGAAGGGGATGTCGTATTTGATCCTTGTGCAGGTAGTGCAAGTACATTACTTGTTGCAAAACAAAATAATAGACAGTTTATTGGTTGTGAACTAAACAAAAAATATTATGATTTAGCTTATCAAAGACTATTTGATAAAGAATAAAATTAAAATTACGGACAAGAGTATTGACAAATTCTTTTGTCCGTTTTATTATATGCGTAGATTGAGAGAAAGGAAGGGAATACTTTGACAACTACAGAATTAAAAAAATACATAAATCAAAATAATAAGATACCCTTCATATTAGAGAAGTGTGGATGTACAAAAATTAAACTAAATTCCAAAGGTGAATATAGTAATTATTCTGCTTGTGCACCATCTGGTGATAACCCAATGGGGTGCGTAATTGATTGTAATGACTATTTAAACTATTGTAGTTATTCCCGTGGGGTATCCTTTGACGAACAGAAAGATTTGATTGATTTCGTGCAATCTGCGAAGAATATGAGCTTTCTAGATGCAGTGAAGTGGTTACATCAACTCCTTGAAATCCCGATTTCATTCAGTAAAAAACCAGCACCACAACCTGTAAATAAACAAGATGAAATTATAAATATGTTTAAACAATATAAAACAAATCGTAAAGTATGCGATGTTAATGATATAAAGTTTTTAGATCCTAAAGAACTTAGAGATTTTGAACCCAAACTTTATATAGGTTGGCTTCGTGAAGGTGTAATGCCTTGGGCTGCTAAAAAATTTGGAATTATGTATTCATATAGAAATTCTCGTATTATTATGCCAATTCATTATTGGCTTGACGGACGTGTGATTGGGTATAATGCTAGAACAACTGTTAAAGATTATGATCTTCTAGGAATTTCTAAATTTTATATTACAAAAGATATAAGAAAAGATATAAATCTTTATGGTCTTTGGCAGAATAGAGAAGCCATAGAAAAAGCAAGAACACTTTTTTTATGTGAACCAGAAAAAGGTGTTCTAAAGATGAGTAGCGTTGGAGATGATAGATGGTGCGCATTGGAAGGAAAGACAATTTCTTCAGAACAAAGAAGAATTATTCTTGGTTTGGATGTTGATGAAATTGTTATATGTTTAGATAAAGATGTGGATATAGAAAAAGTTTGGGCATTATGTGAGAAATTTTATGGATTAAAGAAAGTTTCATATATACATGATAAATGGAATTTGCTCGGAGAAAAAGATTCTATTACAGATAAATGTTTTAAGGTAAGAGACTATTTAATTAAGCATAGGACTGTATATGATGAAAAAACACATAAGAAATATTTAAAGTGGTTAGAAAATAAATAGTCACGATTGTTATATACTATTTGTGACATATTAAAAGAAAATAAAACATGAATTTTATGGAGGGATATAATGGTTAAATTAGAAATTGATATAACTCCGCTTTTACAAATTGGTGCTACAACTTCTGTAATAGAAAAGATTTACGAAGATATTGACTATGCAATTGATACATATATAGCATATACACAAAAGAAACCATATATCTTCATGAATGAAGAACTAGCACATAATTTAATGGATGATAATAATTGGTATTTAAAAGTTGAATATCAAAGACAGTTCCCTGGAAAGTGGTATATGCCATTAGCAGAGTTTCATGGATGTAAGGTTTATTTAGATCCTGATTTAAAATATTGGGAAATCGATTTGAGGTAGTAATATGGCATTTGAAAGAGAACCACGTCATACAGAAGAGTGGGAAAGAATAATTTCTTGTAATGATAGCAAGGAGCAGGGTAGATTAATAAAAGAATATATTTGTGAACTAGAAGATGGAATATATAATTTGCAACAGCAATTAGAGGAAGAACGTATAAAAAACAGATATGATATTATTGATAACATTATGAATTTACCAGATTTTAGAAAATGGTTGTCTAAACATGATTCTAATTTGAATAAAAATTATTCTGGTATTCAGGAAGGATTTTAATTATGGGAAATCTATTAAGAGATATTTTTGACCCAAATTCAGAATATAATAAGCAAATAAGAGAAAAACTAAAAAATATAGAACGAGAAATGATAGAAAACCGTGATTGCTGCTATTGTAAAAATGCAATTCATCCTCCACATATTGAAATGGGAAGGTTCGCTGGCACAGATACATATTGCAGAATAATGAAAGAATATAAACATTATGGAGATACTTGTTTATTATATAATTTTAACGAAATTTTTAAGGAAAAACAAATGGAAAATGTAAATTGTGAAAAGTGTGAATATTATGATAGCAAAGATAACATTTGTACTTGGTTAAGTTGTGATGGATTAGATTGTTATGAGGAATTGCCTTGTGAAAGTGAGGATAAAGAATAATGCGAATTGAAGAAAATAAAATAGCAATTGAAGTAATGGATGAAGCAGCAAAACTTAAACCGACAGGAATGTATGAGGAAATGGTAACATTTCACCTTGGAGTGATTGCTACTATGCTTGCAGATATATCCAAAAGCCTTACGGTAATTGCTGACGAGGCAGAAAGCGAGGATAATAAATGACAATCGATGATTTC